AGTATTGAAGCTTACAATGCATTAATGCACTATATTGAAAAAAGAGAAATTACTGCTAAAGAAGTTGTTACAATGGCTGTAAGAGAATATTTAATAAAAGCCCGTAAAAATATAAAATAAAAATACATCTATTTTAGAGTTTAATTCTTATGCTTCCTTACTAAAAAATAGGGACATTAAAGAATAGTATATGATATATAAGGTAACTTACAATGGTTTTAAACCATATAAATAAATTCATACACTGTTCTGAGTAAAAACATAAATAATGGAAGGCATACACATGCAAGAGATAGCACACATATATGGGTACTTCAGCAAATGAATAAATATAGTTCAGGCTCATATCTCGTCAAATTGTTTGATAAATTTGGCACATGCAGAGAAGTATTAAAAGGTATTTGTTGTTGTGAGCAAGCCACTAAGATGGGTAAAGCTGAAATAGCTAAAAACAGTAATTATGAGTCATTCGTAGTATTACGAGTAATACATAATAGTAAAGCAAATAGTCCGTATTATGGAGAGTAAAAAAAATACCTCATAGAGTAGGAGCTATGAGGTAAAAATAGTGAGGAAACAACAGAAGATTGCTAAAATTAATAGTAGCATAAATATTATTAATATCAACAATAAAAGACAAACATGAAAAAATATAAATTTATAATATCTTATCCAGATACCCCAAAAAAAGAATATAAATACAATACAGTTGCCTATGAGAAAAGAAGAAAAATTAAAGAAAAATTAGCAGAAACTCTACAAAAACTTGAAATGGAAAAAATCAACAAAGAGGTGTACGAATAATGGATGCAGCAAAAATTTTAACTGATGCCAGTAAAATTATTGGAGAAAGAGGAAAATCATACGATTCCAGTGGAAGAGAAAGATCCATGAAACGCACTGTAGATGCCTTTAATGCGATGTATAACAAAAACCTTACCACAGAGGAGGGATGGATGTTTATGGTGTTCTTAAAGGCTGCTAGATCCACAGGAAATAACCATAAACTAGATAATTACTTAGATGGTGCAGCATTCTTTAGCTTAGCTGGAGAAGAGGCTCATAATACAGAAGTACGAAAACAGTGGGAGAAGAACAATAAAACAATTATACACTCCAAAAATGCTTATTAAAGCACCAACAATAGATACCAATTGTAGAAATAGAAAATACTCAGCACATAAATTAAGACCTTTAACAGGATCTAAAAGAAGCTTTGAATGTACTGAATGTGATTTCATAGTCATTTTCTCAACAGAAGGTATTAAATCTCACGGATCCAAAGTAAAAAAATCAAAGGAATACTTTAATAATGCAAGAAAATAAAGAAATTAAGATACTTGATCATGGATCAATCAGATTAGTTGATTCTATGGGAGGGGATATAGATATTAGTAGGTCTGCAAGACTATCTTACAATGCTAAACCCAGAAAAGAAGATAAAGGACTGATTAATTATCTCTATGCTAATGGTCACTCAACACCGTTTGAAGCAGTAGAAGCAATCTTTGAAGTAAGAGCACCTATCTTTGTATTCAGGCAGTGGCACCGTCATAGAACACAGTCTTTTAATGAGTTAAGTGCACGGTACAAGGAACTACCAGAAACATTTTATGTACCTGATGAAGATCAAATTACTACTCAATCCACTGATAATAAACAAATGCGTACAAATGAAATTAATCCTAATGCAGGGTATATCCGTGGCGTAATTAAAAAAAGTAACCAAGCTGCTTTTGAAAATTACCATACATTATTAGCTGAACAGTGCCCACGAGAACTAGCAAGATCTATATTACCAGTAGGTACTTATAGTCATATGTTTGCTAAAGCCAATTTAAATAACTGGTTTAAGTTTTTGAGTGAACGCTTACATCCACATGCTCAGTATGAAATTAGAGTATATGCTATACAGATTCTAAAAATACTAGAAGATATTGCTCCACTGGCTGTAAATGCATTCAAAGAAAATAACAAAGGACTATTTAATGAGTGATTTAGAAAATCAAATCTTAGCATGGGCAGAAGAAAAAGGAATATTCAATAACGGCTCTCCATTGGCTCAAGCCATCAAAACAACTGAAGAGGCTGTTGAGGTATTACTAGCAGTGCATAAAGGGAATAGAGAGGCTATTCTGGACGAATTAGGAGATGTCTATGTCACTATTATTCTACAAGCTAAAATGCAAGGAGCAAGCATAGAAGAATGTGGAGAAATTGCACTCAAAAAAATTAGCAAACGAAAAGGTAAAATGGTGAATGGGATTTTCGTTAAAGACGGGAATTAACATACACACATACTTAGATAAATATGTATATATTAATGCCCTCTTATGAGGGTATTTTTATTTAAGGGAAATACGCATGAGTAACCATAAAGAATTTATTATGTCTGATGATCAATTACAGGCAGTTAGTACATTTCTAGAATTATTAACGTCAGATGAGCATTCAGAAATGTTATTAACAGGGCGAGGAGGAACTGGAAAAACAGCAGTAATTAAACAGTTCATAGCCATAGCAGAACAGGAAACTCCAGATTTAAAATTATTTTATGGTGAATCCAAAAATATAGAGACACGCTTAACCAGTACGACAAATAAAGCTGTACAAGTACTGGAAGAAGTAACTAATAGAGAATGTAGCACAATTCACAGCCTGCTAGGATTAAGAGTATTTGATAACTTCCACACAGGTAAAACATCTCTAAAACCAACATCAAAAACAGTAGTGATCTTAGATGCACTAATCATAATTGATGAGATGAGTATGGTAAATGCAGAACTATTAGAAATAATCAGAAAACAAACTTCTAATTGTAAAATAGTATGGGTAGGAGATAGCTATCAATTAGCTCCTGTATTTGAAAATACCTGCCCAGTCGTAGATTCTGTAAAATTAAAGGCAGAGCTTACAACAGTACACAGACAAAATAATGATTCAGGTATCAGTAAATTTGCTGAACCATTCAGAGAATACCTGGATACAGGTAAATTTAATCCAGATAAGGATGAGCATACAGGAATTATCCATTGCTCTCCTGAAGAATTTAAAGAGCATATTGATAACAGTTTTCATGAATCTATGGATAAAGATGATGCAAGAATAGTGACTTGGACTAATTCTAGAGTACATCAATACAATGAGTATGTAAGTAAATTACTTGGATTGGATTCTTATTTAACTATTGGACAAAAAGTATTAACAAATAAACCAATAATGGTTGGAGATAGAATAGGACTAAGTACAGACTCTATCTCAGAAATTTATGATGTATTTGAGGACAATATATTTGGATATGACTGTTTTAAAGTAACCCTAAAAAATGGTGTAACTACGTATCAGCCTAAAGATAGAAAACAAATAGATGCAGTAATAAAACAATACGCAAAATTTAAAGATTGGACAAATTACTTCCAACTTAAAAACCAATTTGCAGATTTACGTCCTATATATGCAAATACCATTCAAAAAAGCCAAGGAAGTACCTATAAAAAAGTATTTATTGATGTAGGAGACATAGCAAAGAATAAGAAAAATTCTGAAATAATGCGATTAATGTATGTAGCAATAACACGAGCCAGTGAAAAAGTATATTTACAAGGCAGTCTTCCAAAGAGGTTATTAGATGGAAAAAATGATTTTGAATTATAAGCCTATATTAGAGGGTTTTTGTCGTAAGTACTATGTACATACCAATGGAAGAAAAAAGCAGCTATATTGTCTAATGAGGGATCATACAGGAAAGAATAACTGGTGGTTCTGCAGTAAAGACGGAGAACCACAAGAACAAGTGACTTTTAGGGAGGACTGAAATGAGACCAATTACAAAAGATGGAGTGAATTACACTATGTCAGGCGTAGTTATGAGAGTCCTTGAACCATACGAAATAATTAAAGCAGATGACTTTATTCGCCCATTATATGAATCCCCCATGAGAAGCGAGAGTGGAGGATGGGATACCACATTTAAAAATGATAATTGGAATGGGTGTATGTGGCATAAAGTCTATGATGATCTTGCAGGATGGATAGGTAAATCCTATATGGATTATCTTTTATTTGTACATGAGGACACTCCAGCTAGTTTTAATGTATTAGAAGACATAACAGATGAAATTATAAGAATAATTCCTAACAGTAGCTTAAAATAAATGATCCATATCAATGAAAGAGAAGGTTTAATTAGATTCTTTAGCGATGGCCGACAATATGGTGAAGCATATAAAGCAATCGTTAATGTGTTTTGGGTAACAGCAAACACAGTAAAATTATATGGATTACTTGGTTTAATAACTAAACAAGATGTAGTTGACCTTAAACAGTCATTAAAACTATTAGGTGTTAAATATATCTTGGCTCAAAGACAAGCCAAAAGAACATTACCATTCTCTTATTACTGCAATAGAGGACCATTAAAAGGAATGCATATAATAAAAATATATTAAGCAATCAACATCAATAACTTAAAAATGAAATTCTAAGTGACTCATATGAATACTCTATACCATGCAACAACACCTAAAAAATACTCCAAATACGCAATACATAATGAAATATTACGACCTGTAAGAGGGTTTAGTACTCTTGAAGCTGCAGAACTGTGGGCTAGTAAAGTAGGCAGAACCATCATAATCAAACTGACTAACCTAGAACCATCTAAGATATACAAATTGCCTGATCATCATAATAAATATGGATTAGCTTATTGGTATGATGGTGAATGTAAAATTGCACAAGAAAGCATAGTAAAAGAATTATCAAATAAATATTAATGAAACGCTACGCCCCTGCGGGGCTTCGCTAAATTGTTTAAAGGATTAGAGTATAGATACATAATGAATAAACAAGAGCTAGATGAAATACGGGGTCATTTAATACTGTGTGGGTGGGTGTATATGCCTGATGTACATATATGGCATAACAATCACAGTAGCTATTGTGTGTATTTCTCACAAGATTTCACATGCTTTAAGAGTGCTGCAGATATTGGATATTTTAGAATAAAAAATAAAGATGAAGTACTGGAAAAGTTACAAGAAATTACTGATGAGTAATGACATGGTCAACATCATAGTATAAATAGGGTAAAAACTCTATATAAATCAATAAGTTAGGTACTAAATTTTCTCTCCATATTAAGGGGAAAAGCTGTATTTTTTCATTATTTAGGGTTAGAGTAGTAGCTTACTCCACCAATTTGGGAACAGTAATAATGCTAATACTATCTTCTAATATATCTAAAAAACCTAAAGGAAGCTTAGCGCATATGTATTTTAATATGGAACAAGTAAGAGAATTAACGGCAATCAGTGCTATGGCATATATAGTAATGGAAGTATATGTGGGGATATCAACCCAAACAAATCCTAATATGGAAGATTCTCAAATAGCTAAAATGTTAAATAAATCCACAAAGACAATAGAAAAAGCAAGACTAGCTTTAACTAAAGCTGGATGGTTTAAGAGAATAAAAATTACTAGAAACGGTAATTCATATATTTCATATCATGTAGGAAAACAGGCAGTAAGTAATCTTAGTAAGGGTTTCACTGCAAGCATAAGTAATAAAAAATCATAACATTGCCCTTATCTAGCAGCGAAGGGCGTAGCCCGTAGCTGCCTGCATAACAATAAAAATAGTACATATATATATATAGAAAACAAATACCATATAAATCAAACACTTAACTCATAATTATAGCCATAAAAAAGGGCAACTACTTTTAATAGTTGCCCTAATTAGGTCAATTACTCTATAATATCACAGGTCAGATAGAGATTATAAAGGAACTTCTGTGAGTCAAATAATAGCAGATATTGATGTTGGACACCAATTATCTATGTCAATTCATAAACAGTATAAGTGTAATTTACCTTCTTTCAGTATGTTGGTTAATCAAGAGAGGAAAACTAAAGTGTTAGGGCTAGACATGCATAATATTTTACAAAAATTATCTAGAGGATCTACTTACATTTTCTGGGAGTTTATAAAAACAAGAAATGCTAAAACAAATATAGTGAAGTATCTGCCCAAAACAACAGCAGAAAGAAAAGCACTGACTAAAGCATACAAAGAACTTCATGATCTAGAAATAATTAAAAGAGTAAGGCAAGGGGAGTATTTAATAAATCCTCTGGCTCATATACCTACTTCAGAGACTTTTGATGACGTTAAGAAAATGTGGGACGGAATTTGATGACTATAGAAGAAATAAAACAATTACACACTACGCTAACAGTCCTTCTTGGATTTAGGTGTAGACCTTATACCATCGGTAAATTCCACATATATATGAACGGTAATCTAGAAGTGTGTGTGGAACAGGACAGTGCAGATGTATATAGAAATGGCAGATTTATAGACCATTTCTGGAGGTTTAATAAATTACTAGATTTTATTCAGAAAGTAGAATCATGACTAAAGATGAATTTATAAGTTTAATTACAATAATTCATGGATTTCAAAAAGAGGATAGTCCTACAACTACGCTTGTTTATAGGAGAGGAAGCATAACTCTGTATATACGAGATCATTCAGTAAGCATATATAAAAATGCAAATATACAAAAAAGAATAGAAAATAATTTTAGTGCAGCACTAGATTTTATAGGAAATTTATAGTGAATATAGAAGAATTTAAAACATGGCTTATGCTTAATGGCTGGGTGGATGCACAAAATGAAGATATTTTTATAAAAGAAGGTATAGGCATAATTAACTACAGCAGATCTGCCGGATTATTAAAATTTTTTCCATACTATCAGGTAACTAATTTAAAAAAATTAATACCTTATTGTAGAAAAATGGGTGTTGAATATGCATACAAGCCTCACATACAAGTGGTATTGACTCCATATGAGCCAAAGGACTTAATAAATATATTGGAGGATATACAAACAAACAGTAAAGATTACTCATATGAAAATTTGCAAATAATAACTGACCTATATACTCCTAAAACATTCAATAAAGATCACTATGATAATTCATGAGAAACAATATAAATAAACTCAGGACTCATAAATGAACCATATTATATTCAAACAAAGCAGCACAAATACCTACAAATCCGTAATCCTAATCAAATCATCAGCATTAGATAAACAAGAATTACAAAAATACTATGTAGACCATATAAAAGATGATTCAATATTTGCAATGGATCTTGAATATAATGACCAAGGTAAGTGTCCAGTAGGCAAAGTAATAAAACCTTATCTAAAAACGCTCCTAAAGGCTCTTAAAGGACTTAAAACCAAATACCTATACGTTTGTGACGCTTCTTATTTTAAGGCTCTTACAAAGCTTAGGAAGACGGATGGAGCATTAGGGTATATTCATCCATGTAAAATAGACGGATATGAAGATTTACGAATTATCTTAGGAGTAAATTATAAAAATTTATTCTATGATCCGTCTTTGCAGAAAAATTTAGATATCTCTCTTGCAGCGCTAAACAATGTAAAAAGTGGAAAGAGTATTTTCAATAAAGACATTTTACATAGCAAACAATTACCTGAAACATTTAAAGATATAAGCAGTAAATTAGAAGAATTACATAAATATCCTGAAATAACCTGTGATATAGAGGCTAGATCTCTAGAATTTTATAATGCAGGAATTGAGAGTATTGCGTTTAGCTGGGATGAACACAATGGCTTAGGTATTTTAGTAGATAGAAATACATATACAGAAGCAATCAAACCAGAATTGAAAAGATTCTTTGAAAATTACACAGGAACAGTAATTTATCATAACTGCAGCTATGACATTAAAGTATTAATCTATGAATTATTCATGAAGGACATAACAGACATTACGGGAATGCTTCATGGTTTGGATACTATGTATAAATCTATCCACGATACCAAAATATTAGCGTATCTATGTACTAATTCTACTTCAGGAAATGAATTAGGACTAAAGAAATTAGCATATGAATTTGCAGGTAATTATGCAGAGGATGTAAAGAACATTGAAAGAATTACTTCAGAGTCTTTACTAGAATATAATATTAAAGACTGCTTAAGTACATTTTTCATCTATAAGAAATACATAAAACAGCTATATGAGGAAAACCAGCAAGATGTTTATCAAAATGTAATGCTACCCAGTGTTAAAACACTAACTCATATTGAGCTTATGGGTATGCCAATAGACCTTAAAGAAGTTCATAATCTAAAAACTTCTTTAGAGAATCAAATTTCAGACACTGAAAAAGAAATATTCAACTCAGGTGTTATTAAAAATTTTGAAGCATCTTTAAGAACGTGTGCAGTGTTAGAAAAGAATAGTAAATTAAAAGTTAAACGGGTTAGTGTTGAAGATTTCAAGGATTTACGATTTAATCCAGGATCCAATAAACAAGTATCTAAATTATTATTTGAATTTCTAAAATACGAGGTAATAGATACCACTGATACAGGTGAACCAGCAGTATCGGGTAAAGCATTAACAAAACTCAAAAATAAAATAACAAATACAGATCATTTGAAAATAGTTGATGGTTTATTAGTACTGACTGAATGTAAGAAGATATTGAATACATTCATCAAAGCTTTCCTGAATAAAAGTAAGGAAGATAAGTTTGGTACTACAAGGTTATATGGAAATTACAATGTAACTGGTACAGTGAGTGGGAGAACATCAAGTAACTCTCCAAATCTACAAAATCTACCGTCAGGCAGTACATATGGTAAGCAGATTAAAAAATGCTTTATAGCTCCTGAAGGATATCTAATGGTTGGTGCAGATAGTGACTCATTAGAGGATAAAATATCAGCACTAACAACCAAAGATCCCAATAAGTTAAAAGTCTACACTGGACATACCATATATGAGCTAAATATAAATGGAACTTGCCACCACATTAGAGATGATGCTGATATTATTTATGATGGTAAATCATATACAGGAGCAGAGTTTTATACAAAGTACTCTAATAACTGATAGGAAAAATAAAAGAAATGCAGGAATTTGAAGACTTAGAAACATCAACTATAACAATAGATAAAAACGATGCATTTTTTATTAAGAAAGCAGGTAAAACTGAAGGATATGACGGACACTCACTTAGAGCATTTGCGTATTATAAAGAATTTATGCCAGATATTATTAATACAGTTGGCTCAATTAATTCAATTGCAAAACTTTACAGTGCATATAGAAGGGAAAGCAAAACACAAACATTTGCACTTACTTATCAGGGAACATGGCATACTTTAGTAAATAATATAGGAGTAGATGAAGAACAGGCTAAAAAGACTGAAGAAAACTACCATAAATTATATGAAGCCTCTGATAAATGGGTACAAGAAAGATTAGAAAAAGCATCAATAACAGGATATGTGGTAGGAGCATTTGGATTAAAATTAAGAACTCCAATAATCAANCANACNTATCTNAATAAAAAATGTACNCCATACGAAGCTAACAAGGAAGGAAGAACAGCAGGAAATATGCTAGGGCAATCCTACTGCATGCTTACATTAAGAGCTTTAAACGAGCTTACAGAGCGAATTAAGCATAGTGAGTTTAAAGGGTTAATCAATCCAATTGCTACAATACATGATGCAATATATTTATTAATACCCAATACTTCTGAGGCTGTGTTGTGGACGAACAAGAATCTTACTGAATGTATGGCTTGGCAAGAGCTAGAAGAAATAAAACATGAAATAGTAAAATTAAGTGCACAAATGGAGATTTATTATCCTAACTGGTCAAAACCGATTTCAGTACCCAGAAATGCAACTATGCAGGATATATTAGAGTTACCTTCAAAGGATAGGCATGAATAAAGAGAATACAGAAAAATACATTAAAATTGAAACTAACATTCATAAAGACGATGAAGACGCATTAAAAGGAATTATGGCGATATTAAATAATTTGCGTACTCCTCCAGAAGGATTTATACGACTCTCAGCAATATTGGGAGATTTTGGATTTCAAGTAACTGAAAATATAGAAGACAGGTTAAAGATTATTGAATATTTTGAAGAGCAAATAGAAAGATACGCAGATTCTTTAACAATAAATATCCCAACTAATGAGTTAAATTAACTCTAAACACCAATCCTATGATTATTTATATTTTATTAAATAGAAGAGACTAAATGAGCATAACCAATAATAGTAATATGTCATTACCTATGGCAGTGATGGCTTTATATGACGATTATGATCACAATCCAGATCCACACACAATATCAGTAACATCTCTATTAAAGCCTATAAGGGCTACTGTGCTCACTAAAAGATGTGAAGGCAGTAAGGATATAGATGTCATGGATTTAATTCCTTCTGTGAGGGGTACAGCCTTACACAATCACTTTGAAAAAGCATGGATACATGGATATAGACAAAGTTTAGAAAAATTAGGCTACCCAGAGAAAGAAATAGACAAAATTAAGATCAATCCTGAATTAGTTGATGCAGATCAATATAGTATTTTTTTAGAGAAGCGTTCAAAAAAAGAGATTAATGGGTGGACTATTTCAGGTAAGTTTGACTTTGTTATGAACAATACCATACATGATATAAAAACAACCTCTGTTTGGGGGTATATTTATGACTCAAACTCTGATGATTACATTAAGCAAATGAGCATATATAAATGGCTCAACCCAGAAATTATCACTAAAGATATTGGATATATTGAGTATGAATTTACAGATTGGTCTGCTAAGGACGCAAGAGGAAATAAATCATATCCTCAAAAACGAGTTATGCAGAAAGCATATCCATTATTATCTAATATAGATACTGAAAAATTTATTGTAAGTAAGCTATCAGAAATAGATAAATACATGGCAGGACAGTTATCTGAATTACCTAGATGTACAAAAGAAGAATTATGGCAGAAAGATACTGTTTTTAAGTACTACAAGAATCCTGAAAATACAAAGAGAGCTACAAAGAATTTTACATCTAATGCAGAAGCCACTGATAGACTCATTAAAGACGGAAATATTGGAGTAGTTATCGTAGTAAAGGGGGAAGTAAAAAGATGTAAATATTGCAATGCTAGACCCATGTGTATGCAAGCAGAAGAATTAAAATTAAATGGGTTATTAAGTGATTAATAATGAGGATAGTAATAATGCTTTTAACAAAAATTTCAAAGGTAGCAGTAGGAACATTAGTTCCTAAATTTCTAGAGGGTGCTTATGATTATGTCTTTGGAGAAGAGGAAGAAGAAACTAAGGATATTAAGACAGAGCCTGAGCCAGTAAACGAAGAGAAATACAGAGACAGGAGTAGATGGAATAAAAAGAAATACGACATCATTGTTAATATGAGAAAGGATTACTGCGCATATTGTGTAAGGTACGACATACTTGTAGATGAAAATACACTTACCAAGGATACTAATGCCGCATTAGGACTAAACAAAAATAAGCGAGCATTTAAAAAAATATGGACAGGAAAAGTAGATAGAAAAAAATTACCCGAGGGTAATTAATATGATTCAGCTAGATGATATGAAATATTTTCCAATAGTTGAAAAACTATCAGAAATAATGATGACTAAAACTAGGGCAACTGACCCATTATTTTTTAGAGTAATGGTTTCATATTATCTAGTAAAAATTTCATCCATGATGCGTATATCAACTGAATCTTTAGATGGTAGAGACATACCAGTAAATATGTACGCACTAAATTTAGCAACATCTGGTTTAGGTAAAGGTCTCAGTACAAACACCATAGAAGAGAAAGTAATAGATAAATTTAAAAAAGAGTTTTTGAATACTACTTTACCTTTAATTGGATCTAAGAATTTAAAACTTCTAGCAGCACAGCGAGCCAGTAAAAAAGGATCTGAATTAGACGAAGAAATAGAACTTACTGTAGCTGAGTTCAATAGAACAGGTACTTTACTATTTTCATTCGATTCAGGAACAAGTCCAGCATTAAAACAGCTAAGACAAAAATTATTAATGTCAGGTGTTGGAGCATTAAATCTAGAGATAGACGAAATTGGTAGCAATTTACTAGCTAATAATGAGATTTTAACTACATATTTAGAGTTATTTGATCTAGGTAAAGTAAAAACCAAATTGATTAAAAATACTGCTGATAACATTAGAGGAGAAGATATAGACGGTAAGACTCCAGCTAATATGATGTTATTTGGGACACCAAGTAAATTACTAAATGGAGGAAAAACAGAGGATGAGTTTTACTCTATGTTAGAGACTGGATTTGCAAGACGATGTATATTCGGATATTCCAGAGAAAATAAAAGAATTAAACAACCCAATCCAGAAGAAGTGTATAAAAATTTAACAAGTGTGACCAATGAAGCCTATTTAAATGACCTGTCAAAAAAATTAGGAGATTTGGCAGATGTCTCAAATTTTGGAAAAACCATTCAAATCAATAAAGACGTAGCATTGCTCTTTATTGAATATAGATTGGATTGTGAAAAGAAAGCACAGGAGTACGGTGAACATCAAGAGATGCATAAAGCAGAAATGGCTCACAGGTACTTTAAAGCGACTAAACTAGCAGGGGCATATGCATTCGTACAGGGTAGCAATAAAATCACTGTAGAATTGGCTTACAATGCGATTAAGCTAGTAGAGGATTCTGGAAAAGCATTCTTAAATATCCTGAATAGAGACAGACCCTATGTGAAATTGGCAAAATATTTAGCAGGAATACAAACTGAAGTAACTATTGCAGATATTATGGAAGATTTACCATTTTTCAAAGGATCTGAAGCAGTTAGACGAGATATGATAAAGACTGCTATAGCTTGGGGATATACTCATAACATAGTAATAAAATCTCAAGAAATAGAAGATGTATTATTCTATTCTGCAGACGCTATAGAAGAGACTGACATAACTGCATTAAGAGTTTCACACAGTACTGACATAGTTAAAAATTATCAAAATGAGTACGTTTCATGGGAGAACTTGCATAAATTAATAGAGTCTCCAAATAGACACTGGGTAGCTTGCCATTTAGGAGATTAATAATAATAATGGGATATAGAGATAAGGATCATGTAATACAAGGAATCAATTTAGTAGTATTAGATGTAGATGATGGAATAACAATGGACACAGCAAAATTATTGCTAAAACCGTATAAATTCCTACTACACACAACAAAAAGACACACGCCAGAGCATCATAGATTTAGAATAATTATGCCTATAAGCCATGTAATGCGCTTAGATAGCAAAGATTATAAAGAATTTATGAATAATATTTATGAATGGCTACCTTTTTCAGTGGATAGTCAAACTAGCGATCCAGCAAGAAAATGGTTATGTAGCTCAAAATATTATGAGTATAACGAAGGCAAATTATTAGATGCCTTACAATTCATCCCTAAAACCAAAAAGAATGAGGAGAGAAAAAGTAAATTAAGTAAACTATCTTCTCTAGATAATTTACAAAAATGGTTTATTGGAGTGACTGATTCAGGTAATCGGAATAACCAATTAATCAAGTATGCCTTGATGTTAGTGGATTCTGGTAGAGATGAAGAGAGCATAAAAAAAGCAGTACATTCTCTCAACAATGAGCTACCCAATAAGCTAACAAACGAAGAGTTAAATTCAACAATTTTAAGAACGGTTGCAAAACGTATTGAAGAGCGTTCTTAGTTTGTGGGTGGAACAAATAAATAGGAGAGTAAATGAGTAATGATAATTTAGTATTAGTTTGTGGAGTATCTGGAAGTGGGAAATCAGCAAGTTTAAGGAATCTTCCTAACCCAGAAGGAGTTATGTATCTCAATACAGAATCAGGTTAATTTTTAGCCTAGGTAGTCAGTAATGGTTATCTGTAATTTATTTAATTGCTGGGAACCCTAAACGAGTAATGTTGTAGGCAATCAGCAGGGAAGACTTTATATTTACTCAGTATTAATATAAGGTAGCATTCTAAATACGGAAATAATTTATGAATGATTATATTATTGATATTGATACGGGTATTTATCGTATTACTCCAGATGGTAAAATATTTTCACAGCCTAAAAGGAAAATACCATTAGTAAGTAAAGGTATGAAATTTACAGGGAAATTTAAATATATCCTTGGAGATGAAAAAGAAATGTCCACTAATATTAACAATAGGGGATATAGAGCAGTATCTTTTAATCATACTACACAAATGATACATAAATTAGTTGCTAAAGGTTTTGTAAAGAACCCAGAAAACAAAAAATTTGTGAATCATTTAGATGGTAATAAACTTAACAATCATTACTCTAATTTAGAGTGGTGTACTATAGCTGAGAATAATGAACATGCTAGAAAAACTGGACTGCATCCTGTTAGGTCAGGATACAAGATAAGATATAAATCTAGTAAGACAAGAAGTAAGGCACTAGCAAATTTAAAGGATAAATCAAAACTATCCGATGATGAAGTTAGATATTGTAGAGCAAATCATATACCTCGGGATAAAGCTTTTAGCGCAACAGCATTAAGCTTAAAATTCGGAACAAGTGTTGCAGCAATGTGCCAAATTTTAAATTACAAGACTTATATTAATATAAAGTAACCTTCAACGACTATCCCATAAGGGAGTACAACTCAAGTGAGTTGGAAAAGGTAAATGCCCTATCAAGTAATACTGAGGGTAAAGATATAGTCTACTCTGTATAGAAATATACAGCAGAGTTAAAAGCTCGATTATAGCCTAACGAACTATGATGAATATACAGGAAGAAGTTACCATTCAATTCTAAATTCAGATCACTAACTGTAACAGACCCTTATCAGATATATCAGGCATTTGACGAAGCTGAAAAGATAGAAGGACTGCATACAATAGTAATTGATAGCTTAGTATTTATGATGGATATGTATGAATCAACTCATGTCTTAGGAAGCAGTAATACTATGGCAGGATGGGGGAATTATGCTCAGTTTTTCAAAAATCTAATGAATCAATATGTAGCGAAATCTACTAAAAATGTAATTTTTACTTCCCATGTAACAGATATTTTAAATGAATCAGAAATGTCTATGGAAAGGTTAGTGAAAATTAAAGGCAGTTTAATGAGTACATCTGTAGAAGCTTTCTTTAGTGTAATAGTTAGTACTAAAAAAATACCTATTAAGGCACTAAAGGGGTATGAAAATGACTTATTAACTATACTGCCACAAGAAGAACTTATTGGATTTAAACACTGTTTTCAGGTAGCACTAACAAAAGAAACAGTGAATGAGAGGATAAGATCACCAATGGGTATGTGGTCTGAAGAAGAGACCTACATCAACAATGATATACAGCTAGTTATAGATAGATTAAATAAATTCTACGCATAGAGGAAACAAATATGTTTGCAAACTTAGAGAGCATCAGTCAAGTAAAAAAAGAAGTAGAAAAAGACAGTTTAGGAGGAGGATTCCTAGTCCCCACAGGCATTTATGATGTAATAGTGGAAATGGCTTATATGAGAAAATCAAAAGGAGGAGCAGATGCAGAAAATCTACCCCTAAAACCGGACACTGGAAAAGCCATTAAGCAAACCATTTATATTTCCAATAGGGAAGGTAAGCCCTATTA